ACCGCGATACAAAACGACAGTTGGGTATGCCGCTGACTGCATCTTTATATCAAATTCAATAGTGTAGAGCTTATTGTATAAACTCAAATTAGCTTGTGGTTGGTTATCAACCGACCCTGTGCGAATCCTAGCACCTGATGGCAAATACAATGAGCCACCAACAAATGATGGCGTGCCTGCCACCGTTGAAATGGGTGTGTTGTACGATGATGAGTCTGTAAAATCGGACGCAAAATCGCAAGATAAAAGAATTTTAGTGTCAACAGACGGACTAGACGCATTAAGCAAAGCTAAAGGAAACATATTAACCCCCTAATACTGTCCACACATTACTACCGCGATAAATCAGTGTTTTGATTTTAGCGTTAGCACTAAAAGCGAGTGTACCGTTTAAAGTCACACCATCGGCAACAAGAGTCTGTGCCGCGTAAGTGCCTGTAATGCTGATGTTTACACTATCACCGCTTGTTTTGCCTGTGCCTGTCGATGTGTTTACGGTGATGCTAGTGAGTGAGTTATTAGATAGCTCAATGATGGTATTACCATTTGCTGTGACCGCACTAGCAGGGACTGTGTACGTTGTATTAGCGTCTGTAACAAACACATACCGATGATTAGTCAAAATATCAGTAACTTGTTTTTGCAGTTTGCCAAGTGCGCCTAATACGCTATCCGATGCACTAATAGCCGCATTTGTAACAAGGCTTAAATCTGTCAAAACCGTATTACGCACACGCGCATCGGTAAAATACAGGTTTGTGCTGCCCTCTGTTACTGTGTCGGTGGTACTGGCTGTTGTTGTTCCACCACTTACCCAGCCATCCTCTGCATCCCAAATGTAATAAACAGCATCATTACCCGTGCCTGTATCAACAATTGCATAATTACCAGCATTACCAGTAGGTACTGATGTTTGTAAATTACCTAAAGTAGTATATGTACCGCGATAGTGTTCATTGTAAGCGGATGTATCTAATTTATTACTAACGGTAGTAATTAAATCATCTAATGTACCTTTTAATGCCGTACCTTGAGCTGCACTTAGTGCGTTAGTTGTACTAGTAGAAGTTAAATTATTATCTACTACAGTGCCACCTAGAAGACTAGGGTTTGCTCTAAATAGTATATCATCTTTAGTGCCTATAATTTGTGCGCCAGGCAGTATACTTGCTACCTCAGGTAGGTCACTACCGTAAGAACCTGAAATTCCCATTTATTTTACTCCCAAGAGTATTCTTTGTTAGTTAATACTACTGCCTGTGGCCAATTTTCACAATCTAATGTATCTAACCTATGTAATCTATCCCAATCAAACCAAGGCATTAACCCTAATCTCTTAAGTATAATACCTACTAATTCAGTACACCACCATTTAATAGGGTCTTGCCAGTCCTCGTCTACTCCTAAACCTATAGCACCAGCTAAGTCATATTCAGTACCTTCATACTCACAAGATATATCTAAAGCTTTTTGAAGTTGTGCTTGGGTGGTTTTTTCTTGTAGCTCTGTTATTTCCCAGTCACTTGCACGTTTGCAGAAAGACTTTAGTGTAGTGAATTGCACACCTTTACGGCTTATTGCAGATTCTATAACTAAAGCGTCTTTATGTAGTGTAGAGGATAGTATAATAGCATAGTGGCTATGTTTAGAACCTGTACGCTTACGTATCACCCATGAGAAAGGTGCGGAACTATTACTTCTAATCAAATACATTATTATCTCCTATACGCACGTAGCCTTTATAGTATTTCTAATGTGCATTACAGCGGTACAGGACGTTAAGTCCAGACCGCTGATTACATTGATAGTAAGGGAGAGTGTAATTCTATACAAGTGCTTTGCATATTACCAGCCTTACGAGATATAAACGTACCCACCTTGTTGTACTAATAATGCAGGCCCGTTAGGGTGACACCAATAAGGCGGCTGTCGGTACTGCAGCAACGTACTCGATAGTCATCTCGTCTGTAGAGCCAAGGTCGGAAGGAACAGCCATAAAATCAAACGCAGTAGAAATAACATCTTGTGTGTCGATTGTAGGGATAGAAATATGTGCTTTAGGCATTGCTAAGCTTACACGAGGAGTATTTGCTAAACCACCAATATGGATAGCTAAGTTAAACTCGGCAGTTGTATCGTTTACAGAGTTATACAAGTCCTTGATTAACTGAGAAGCATCAGTTTGGCTACCGCTACGTAGGTATGCTGTTAAGTTACCTGTAATACTACGAATACCTGTAAAATGACCAATAGGTAAATTAACTACACCTAACTCTTCAGGAGTCAAGAATGTAATATTGTTATCAATGTTAATTTCGCCGCCAGTAATTGGGATATTGTAGATACGTGTTGCAGTTGTACCTACTGTTGCAGCGGCAATAGTTACAGCTAGGTTAGTATCTGCATCAATTTCAGCAAATAGGGTTACGTCTACTACAGAAATAGAAGAACCAGCACCGTATAGTTTACTACAGATAGTAATAGTTTTTGCTGTAAAGTCAATAGACACATTAGCACAGCATAAATTAGCACCTAAGAACTCAGCTAAGTCTTCTACAGTTAATGTGCCAGCAGTAGCTCCTTCTGTTAAGGTGTAAGTTACAGGTAACTGACCATCACAAGCTACAGTAAATGCATAGCTAGTATTAGCCGCTAGACCTAAAGATGTACTTGCTGTAAAAGTTGTAGAGCCACCAAAGTTAAGTACTTGACAACCTTGAGTTTTGTTGTATGCGCCAGAAACCGCAATAGTAGATAGCTTGTTCTTAATGAAACTAGCACAATCAGGTACAGGTTTAAAAGAGCCAGCAACTGGGAATGTGTTAGCATTAACAGTAGTTACTTCTTTCATAATCTTACCGTTAGCGTTCCATTCTAACATAGCTATTGATTGAATATCAAAACCAATACGTACTTTAGCCATAACCACTTCTTCGATACGGTATTTAATATTACCATAGTCGACAAACATATAAAGTTTAGCTAATTCGTGGACATTAGAGCCGTCGAAGTCGATTGCTAACTTGTTAGCGTCAGAAACTGTGTTAGTACCTAAAGTACCTGAACCAACCAGGGCTTCCCATAGGATTTGTTCAGGGGCTTTGTGGAATCCTGATTCCATGTATGGACGAATGTATGTCTCGAACTTCAAGTCAGAAGGGTTTAACTTAGTGTTAAAACGTTTCTGTCCACGGGAAGGTGCTGCACCTGCCTCATCAACAGATACATCTGCTGTTTCGGTAGTTTGGTTGAAGCTAAAGCCTGACATAACCCGTACTTCAAAAGTGTTAGCTGGTGTAAAGCCTGTAGGTACTGTTGAAACATATACCTTGGCGTCACGTTGTAAATTGAAACTCATTAAAGTAACTCCTTAATTTACTTGATATTGTACTATAGCTATAATTTCACCAACACCGTGAGGTGCAAGTAACCCGCCATCTGTATCAATAGAGGAAATCTCTATATTTGTTGCTTGACAACCACCGAAGTAAACTTCATTGTTGTCCCGTATTATATCTTCTATCTTAACTAGAAGGCTTTCTAAATCCATTAAGGCAGTATCAGACTTAACATAAGTCCTTATATTTACCTGTACATAGCCCCACTCAAAAGAGCCAGGTAGATATTCTCTACGCTCACTAGAGCTAGTTACTGCTATATAAGGGAAGTCTTCTACCTCGTCCCAAAACTTTAGTATAGGGTGTGCGTTACCATAAATTTCAGGTATATTATCTGCGAACAACTTTGCTATTGCACTAGCTATTCTTTGTCTTGCTGAACCTTTTGGTAGCATCTTTTAAACTCCTTAACTACTGCATTATCCGAAAGTACATAGTAATTAGTTTGCTTAAAGTCTTTAAGCAATACACCTAAATCAACTGTTACGTTATCTAGGCTATTTGGTACTTCTATGTCTAGTACAGTGATAACTATTTTTTCTATCAAATGTAAGAAACAGTAGATAGTCATAGGGCCACCTATGACTATTGCTGTTGGGTATTTATTAAAAGCACACTCAACTGTATGACATATGTCATGACATTGTGGTTCTTTATTACCGTACCTAGAGAACTGTATAAGGTTTCTACCTTTTAAAGTTGGTAGTCCTTTTACTGTAGTAGTTCCTGCAAGTATATACTTGCCTGTTGTGTATTCTTTAAAGTGTTGTAAGTCTTCTTTGAAGTACCAAGGTAACTTATTACCTACACCGACAACCCCATTCTTAGATACTGCAAGTATAGCTTCCATTATTTAACCTTATAGATAAACGCTGTTGTAATGCCCATAGCTTGTAGTAGTAAACTACGCATAGAAGCTGTGATAAGTCTTCTAGGGTCATAACCTTTATGCCCTTGTTTCCATCCAGGTTCAAAAGTCTCGTAAGGGTAGTACATATATTGGTAACCTATGTTAATTGCTTGCTCTCTAGTGGCTGTTAAAGATACAATCTTTACGCTACGAGCAAATCTGCCAGTCCTATATGTTAACTCCTTACCTTTACCCATGTGTTTTCTAACATAAGTATGTATTAAAGCATTTAAGTATGCCATAAGAGATAATGGTGATGTAAATCTACCTGATACCTTTATATTACCTTTATCATCCACCCTTAACTTAGGTTTAATCCTTGTAATTTTTTGTTTAGTCTTAGAGTTAGCGGCTACTTTCTTACTAGACCTAGCTTTAGGTTTTGGTCTATTATTAAATATGTTCTGAGCACTTTGTTCCATATACTCAGTTACTTGCCTAGAGGCTTCTTGCTCTACATACTGAGTAACTTTAGCTTCTAACTTACTCTTAATATCCTTGAGCTTATCTCTAGAAGTTAAACTGCCACCTTTTACGTCTAGTAAGTAACCCATAGCACCAGTAGTTGTATGTAAGTTCCTAGTTATAGAAGCAGCTATTCTAGCGTTTTCTTCAGTAATAGTTTTATTTATAATATCTAGCTGGTCTTTAGTAGTAGGGTCTGCTATTCCTGATGTATTTAGGATTTTACTGCCCGTATTAGGGGCTTCCATCAAAAATGCTTTTTTACTAGTACCTTTGCGAGCTATAGCAAGACCTAAAGAGGTAAAGTCTCTATCAAATAAACCACCTTGTGGTGCTTTCTTATTCTCTTCTCTGGCTATTCTAAGTAGCTGTCTAGCTAGTTTCTCGGGAGCATACGATTGCTCGAACATAAACTCGTTATTACTTAACTTGACACCACCTAAAGCTCGTACCTTAGCGGTCACATCTAGGCCTGTCTTAGGTAGAACTTTTCTTAAGTCTGTTATATCTAGTATGTACCTAGCTTCTAACTTATTTCTAGCTAATTCTTGTTCAGCTAGGTTTAATAAGTCTTGTATCTTTCTAATATCATCAGACATAATGTTTACGCCATAGGTACTCTATACATATCTAATATAACGGCAATATGAGTAGGGAATCTTCCCATAGGTGCAGCAGGGTAATTCATAGTATCTTGACCACCCATACTTTTAGATACAGAGTGCTCTTGTTTTATTTGTTTTTCTACAAGGTCAGCAACTGCCATTTTTATGTCGTCTGGCGCTTTTTCTGTTCCGCCTGTATATTCTACCTTTATAAACTTATTTCCTACAGCTTTTGATATGAAAGACATATGTTCTAATGTGCCATCTTCGTAGTTTATAAAGTAATCAACGTCTTCTACTAAAGGTGTATAACCTGTAGAAGTCTTATAGGATACTACTGCGCTAATTACAGGGTATTCTTTCAAAAATATAACAGTATCTACACCTGAGAAGTACTCGGTTTTTACTGTTGAATAGTATTCTATAAGGCTTCTGCCTAAATATTGTTTAACAGCTGCACTTACTGATACTATGTTTGCCCCAATCCTTACGTCTTCAGAAAGATTGGTAGAGTTTTTACCTTTTAAGGTCTTATACTCTGCTAAAGTTAGTAACATATGCTGCTCCTTATGCTAGTGTGGGAGAGGTGTTACCCTCTCCCTATTGGATTAAACTACCCAGTTGATAGCTGCTACGCCACCAGCTTCCATTTCGGCCATACCGAAACGACGAGTTGCTACAATCAAAGTACCATCTAAGTCGATACGTGCATCTGTTTTAACAGTTAAGCCACGTAGGTTACCAATTAGGTAATTACGCATATTAACAACAACAGCAGCAGTTTTACCGATAGCTTTAGCGTCCCACTCATCTGAAACAACTACGCGGCTACCATTAACATTAGCAACTTCACCTTTAAGGATAGTAGCTTTGTCAACACCAACGTCGAAGTATTTACGCATATCAGGGTCTTCTAGCAAATCGTAGTAACCGTCAGTAGAAACGATGTAAACGATATCAGAAGGACGTGTACCGAACACACCTAATAGACGACGAGTTTTCTGCAATTGTAATGCAGTTAGCTTATCACCACCACCAATACTTAAAGTAGTTTCTTTAGCTGTGTCGATAGCGTACTGTGCAAGACCTTTAATTGGGTCAGCAGCAGTAGCACCTACACCACGTAGCAAGCTACGGTCAGAACTACGAGCCATACGGCGTACTAAGTTATCACGAATCAACGGAAGGATAGCGATGATAGTATCTTCAGCTTCTTCTTCACCTACTAAGTCAGTAGCGGATAATTTGTGTGCAGTAAGAGTAATTTCTAAAGGACGGTTGCCGTTATTCACAGTGGCTGTCGAACCAAGAGTTTTCAAGGCGTCAACAGGAATGTAAGAAGCATAACCTTGTTCAGGAACAACTGGCATACGCATAATAGCAGTAGTCATGTTGATTGTACGGAACATAGGTTCGATAATCAATTCACGACGTACGTCATACCATAAATCCGTTACGAATGTGGTTTCCCAATCTGCGGAGTTAATAGTGTGAGAGCCAGGAATATGCACAGCAGCATTAGCGCCATTAAAACCAGCAGCTTTTTGCTTAAGGTCAGCACCCAACTTAGTGGCAAACATATCTTTCTTAGTAATGATACCAAGTAATACTGCATAGCCTTTCTCTTGGTCAGAAACTGGGCCACTTTGACCTTTAGAGTTAATGGGGTGTTCCATTTTGCTTGCTTGAGCAGCAATAACGGCTTCTTTATTAGCGTCAATGTCTGCCTTAAAAGCAGTAATAACGTCATTTAAAGACTTTGTTTCGTCAGCTAAAGCTACTTTAATATCGGCAAGTAACTTATCTGTTTGTGCTGTAGTAGCACCTTTAACCTGTTCCACAATAGCTTTTGCGGCTAAGGCTTGGTCTTCTTCTTGTTTTTGTTTGGCAGCGGCTTTAGCAGCGTCTTCAGCTTTAATGCGGTCTAGCTCTGCTTGGACAGCTTGCTTGAATTCTTCTGTTGTTTGTACTGGTGCTGGCATCGGTTTGTTCTCCTGATTCTGTTTTGAAGTGAGCGATTTAATTACTGCAAAGGTAGCGTCTGGGTTACAGGGTATGCTAACTATTGAGATTTCTTTCAGCTCAACTTTAGTAAGTATGAAGCTGTCCAATTCTTGGTCGTATTCTAAGTCATGTAGACTAAATCCTACCGAGAATGTTTTTAATATGCCGTTCTTGACAGCACTGTAAATTTCTGCATTAACAGACTTTACGATTTTTACCTTTACGAAGAGGCCACCGTCACGTACTTCTAAAGATTCACAACTACCAACTGGCATATCACGTTTGTGATGTGCAAGTACAATAGGGTTCTTTAGGTAGTTTTTGATAGCTTCAGGGTCTGCCCAAGAAGACATAGGGATAATATCATTATCTCTGTCTGCGGTATCTGTAGAAGCAAAACCCTCAATATAGAGAACCTCTTCTTCTGTTCCTGGTGCGTCTGCTTTAATAGTAAAGTTAGAGCTAAAGTCAACTTGTAGTTCCTTTAGCTTATTCAGACGGTCATTGACCGCCTTACTCAGGTTTTGTTTCGGCATTAGGCCTACCTCCTTGACTTGGGTCTAAGTTACTACCTGCAATATTAGCAGGGATGATAAGCATATCAGCAAAGTCTTCTGGTGCTTTAGGTCTACGTAAGTCTTCTCTAGCTTCATTACGTGTTAAGATACCTGAATTTACTAAGCTCTGTAAGCTTTGAGCTCTGACCCTAGCGTCAGGTAGTAGTGCAGGTACATCAGCAGTAGCTAACTTCAAGTCAAAACCGAAGTAACGTTCAAAGGCTGATACTACACGCCCCACTAAGGGGAGTACCGTAGTTAGATAAAAAAGCTTTAGGTTTTGGTCAATATTTGTATTATTACCTGTATCTAGCAGAATAGGTGGAACACCTAAAGCCTGTAGTACTCTATGCTCTCTAGCAACTAAACTAGTGTCATAGTCTAAATCTTTGTTTGTCTGTTTACTCAAATTCTGAAGCTGAACATCTCCATCTAATATGATAGGATTGTTAGCTCCTGAGGTAGGGCTGTAAGAGCTAAGAGTTTTCTTAAGTCTTGATTTTGTACGGTCACCGAGAATGTTCTTACTAAGTAATACAACCCCAAGAACAGTACTGTTCTTGAAGTAGTTAATTTGGTATCTATTCATGCTATCAATAATAGATAAAGACTGAATAGCAGAACTTAATGGAGAAGTACCTATATAAGGGTTAGTGGCAGAGGCTGTTCTTATGCGAATAACCTCACTAGCCTCGAAGCGTAAATCTACACCGTTAGGGTTGTATAAGTAGTGACTAACTAGCTGTTTCATGCCTGCAACCACTTTAACATAGATAACGGGCAGCCTATACATTGACGTACCGTCAAAGTAAACATAAGCATTACCTGACAGTAGTAAGTCTGTTAGGATACCTGTAAAGAACTCTATACGGTCTTGGTCAGGGTTAGGTGCTATATTAAGAAGGTTACTTAATCGTTGCTTATTCATTCTAGTGTTAGAAGAATAAACTCCAGCATAGCCTGCATATTTGTCACCTACATCAATTAAGATGGAACTACCGCAGTCAGCTATTAGGTTTACACCACGATTAACTACTTCAAAGCGGTCATAGGCATTGTAGAGGTTATTGGTATCCCAAGAGTTTACCTCATGCTCACGATTATATAAGCTATCAGGTTGCTCTGGCATATCCTTTTGTACGTCAGGAAATAGTTCTGCTGTAAGTAGCCCCTTAAGTCTCTCTAACATCTAACTTCTCCTTCTGTATCATTACCCATTTCTCTTGTTTAGGTGCAGTAAGAAGGGGTGGCTCTTTGCCATAAATGGCGTGTAGTTTTTTATGGTGTGTGTTACATAAAGTAGCCACATCTACCATCAATTCTTTAGCGTACTTAGTATAAAAGTCCTCACGTATAAGGGTAATGTGAGCAGCGTCTTTAACTATAATATTGTTATCTGCCTTCCATTTATCCCATAGTAGGTTAACTGTATTGTAGTGATGTAATTCTAAGTCCTCAGTAGTTCCGCATATAGCACAACTTACCTTAGTGGGGTATCTTGATTTAACACCATCACGTATATATTTAACTTCCATACGTTTTAAGGTATTTGTATTGCTCGCCATTTTGTTATTCCTCCACCTTATACTTATATACTACTAAAAAGTAGGATAAGTGTAAATCTTGTAGTGTCATCTCACATAAATTCATGACGGTGAGTATACAAAGCATACCTCAAAGCGTCAATAATATGGATAAACTTATTATGTTTTAATTTTTCCCGCTCGGACTTAGTATCCCAAGTAATGTTTCTAATAGCTATAATCAGCTCGTCACAAGAGGCATGAACTAAAAGTCTCTTTTCCCTTATAAGGACCTCAAGAAAGGCTACTCCGTTTACAATAGACTTATCAGCGTTTATACAAGAAATGTCATATAACTCAGCAAGGTCGTATTTAGTCTGAGCTGCTGCAGAGTCAATGTATATACTTTCTGTAGGGAATCTGTCAAGAGTACTCTGTAATCGCTCCGCGATTACGTTAGTACTCATACGGTTTTCTTCCCAAGCCTCCATTACTGCAGCATGAGTCAATCCGTCCTTAGTAAATAAGGAAATAGCAACGCAAGCTGTAGGGTCTCTGAAGCCTATATCCACACCAAGTACGTTTTCAAAAGGGTCTTCGATAAAGGGGTCTTCCTCAAAGATATTATCTTCTGAAAAAGAGGCAAAAGCTTGACCTTCAAAGGTAGTAAACTTAGCTTCATATTCCTGTGCGAACTTGGCGGCTGACATGCCCTTACGGGCTTCTTCGATATCCGCCTCAACAGCACGAGGATTATCTCTCCAAGTAGAATGTAAGGATATCCAAGAAGGGAATTCAGCTGAAAAACCTCTTTCATAGAATTCCTTAAAGTAGTTATCACCACGAGGAGTAGAAATAAAGATACATTTAGAATTAAGCTTATCAAGGGTAGGACGTAAAGCAACGTCAAAAACGTCTTTACCTTTACCGTGAAGAGCTGCTTCATCGAATATAATTAAGTCATAAGAGCGCCCGACTGCGGAATCCGCCTTTTCGGCGCTGGCCAGCTTAATCATAGAGCCGTGTTCTGTGACCATTTCCCTATCTCTTACGTTAGATTTAGTCATCTTGATACCTAACTTACCAAAGTATTTAGTCTGTAAATCCCAAGAGATGTTAGCAAGACTATAGTCAGGACAGATAATAAGTATATTAGTATTAGGGAATAATCCCACAATTCCGGCTATTAAGTTTGCAGCTATTGTCTTGCCAGTACGGCGTGATAGGCAGGCGGTTATAAAGCGATATTGCGGGTCTAGGTAAGCGTTTATCATAGCAACTTGCGGTTCTATGAGCTCATCGTATCCTAGTATTTGCGCGTAGCGCGGTACATCAATCTTCTGCTCACCAAAGTGCAACCATGAGCCGTTTGGAACGACCACATGGCTAGATTGTAAATCTGGTCGTGATATTATCATAGGTTATATCCGTGAGGCTTAGTAGGTCTAAGTAGGTCTAAGTAGGTCTAATGGGTCTAAGTAGGTCTAAGTAGGTCTAAGTAGGTCTAAGGAGGTCTAACTACGGGCGGTCAACTTCCTGCGTAGCAGGAAGTTAGACTTAGCCCGTAGACTAGACTAGACTAGACTAGACTAGACTAGACTAGACTAGACCAGACCTAAAAGAGTATTAAAGCTTTGCTACGCAAAGCTTTAGGAGCTAAGAATACTTCTAAGCACTCCAGGAAGTCCTTTGAGTGCATCGTTACCTACGTTCAGCTGAGTGTTGTTGATAGTAGAGCGTTTAGCAGCTTCCTTCTTGATTTCAAGCTCTACGAGCTTCATTTCAAGTTTCAACTCTTCCATACGCATTTTATGTAAAGAAGCTATTATCTCAGTTGGGTCTTTAGAGGTAGTGATATCAGCTTCCTCCATTTCCTGTAGCTTTTTGCGCAGGATATCTGCTAACTCGTCCTTGCAGGCCGCTAAAGCAGGGTCTTGCAGTACTTTATCCTTTAATGCAGAGACATCAATGGGATTGTCGTTTAGTGGTATTAGTTCGTTGTCCATAGCGGTCTCCTGAAATTATTGTATAACCTATAGTGGCATAGAGCTAGAAGAAAGTAAATTGTGTGCTATCCTCTAGTACCTTACCTTCCTTATGGCTCAATTTTCTATTTTGCTTATTCCTTATGCCTCAATTTTCTACCTTCTCTATGCGCCTTACCTTCCTTACCTCTCAATTTTCTACAACTTCGCGTGTGTGGCGGCCCGAGAGATTTTCAAAAATAGCCTCCCCGATATCCGCCCCATTTTGGTGCATCAGCTGCACTGTTTTGGTGCAGCTGATTTTTGATAATTCACGCCAAAGCATCTTGGCGTTAATTATCAAAGATTATTGTATATCCATTCCAATTATAGTGCTAATTAAACTAAGCATAAAAATGCTCCTTTATAGTGCATCAGGCGCACCGTTTTGGTGCGCCTATAAGATTTTAACCTAGCAATAATTCGGTAAAATCTTGCTTATCATAATGCCAAAGGTCACGAGCGCATATAGCGCGGGCTTTTTGTTCCCTTGCTATGTTTAAATAAAAAGGGTCATCATCAATGAATAAGGTATTACTATTGGCTAGTCTCTTTATTACAAAACTTTTAAAATTATCCCCATAAATAGGCGCATAAATGCCTCTATGGATACAAGGATACGTTCTTTTAACTAAGCGTACAATTTTTGAGTTACAAGGCGCAAAAAAATTACGATTGGTCAAAACTGTTACATTGTACTTATAATCCAAGGCTTGTTTGTTGCGTAGGATATAACGCAACAATGGTAACCCTTTATCGTGTTCTGCCGTGTCTTGCAAATAATTTACAAGATGTAATTCATCATTAACAGTGTGCGTGTTTTCACGCGTACTGCTATCGCATAGGGTAAAATCAAAATCTAAAATAAGATTTTTTTTTGCTTTTAATTTCATGGTATTTATCTCGTTTTAAGTGAAAAGAAAAGATCGCTAAAATAGCGATCTTTATTATTTAGTCTAAGCTGGAATTGCCTAGACGTTTATTATCATCATGTCTTAAGGCATGGTGTGCTAACATATTGTGGTATATTGTACCTTTGTTAGCATAGCGTCCTTTTGTTAGCTTATATAAGGCTAACTGGTTTAGGCAATCACCTAAGGCATCGTGCGCTTGAATACCTCCTACAAGTAAGGGTACTAAATAATCTGCCTTAAAAGTAAGGCAACCTGATTTTGCTTTGTATGGCGCATTGTAAGCGGTCATTGTAGGCAATCCATAAACAAAAAAGCCTGACAATTCTAGCTTATTAAAGTTAATTAAAAAGGCTGTTTTGTCGCTTGGTTGCGTGTATGCCTCGTTTGTTTTGTACAATGCGTTTACATCAAAATTTACGTTATGCGCGATAATATCGCTACAATTAAAGGCTTTTAAAGCCTTTAATAATGCTGATTTTGCATCTTGCCAAAAAACGGCATTTTTTAATAACTCGGCAGGATTAAGGCGATTCGGCCAGTATTTAGGATACTTGTCGTGCTTTTTATAAAACATCATGGCCTCAAATACAGCCTCTAAAATATACGCTTGGTATTTGCGTACAGGTTTACAGGTTACACTGTCAAAGATTACAAAGGCGATTTCATACGCCTTTTTGTGTTCGTTAAACGCGGTCTTTTCCTCCGTACTCTTTTCTAGGTTGATACTGAACGTGCTATACGTTTCAGTATCAATCATACAGAAGAGGGCATTTTTTTTAAGCGTTAGCATAGTCTTTTGTCTCGTTTTAAGTGAAAAGAAAAGGCCGCTAAAATAGCGGCCTTAGTTGGTTAGATACGCGCTTTTAAGTCGTGTATTGTCGCTTTTAAGTCGTCAATGTATAAGCACAAGTCTTGTAATTGTGACTTAGTGGCCGCCTCTAAGCTATCAAGTTTTAAGCCTGTTAATGTCTCCAAAGACTCAACGTATTGTGACTTAGTAGCTTTAACACTTGTATTTGCTATTGTAGCATCATCTTTAACATATACCTTTAAAGATGCAAGTTTAGCGCGTAGGCTTGGAATCGTGCGGCCATACTTGGCCGACAAGTCTGCTAAAATGGCCGCGTTATCCTGACCTTTTTGGCGGCCAAGATTGTAATCATTAACGATTGCGGCAATAACATCAGAAGTGTAATTGGCAACGATTGCCTTTTTTGTGGTTGTCATAATAAAGATACCTTGTAATAAAAGAGAAAAGAGAAAAGAACTAAAGCCTTAATATACGCTATAGTATAAAGGCGGTAAAAATAAAAACAGAGGGTGACCCGTAGGCTACTTGCTGGCAATCGTTTCGCCTTGCCAAGCGTGAATTGGTGTTACACTTAATATATTGCATAACCCATGCCAAGTTTTAAAAAATCGTGTAAGTCGTTGATTTTAAACATGTGTTATCGATTTTTTTTCGTAAGTCGTTGATTTTAAACGCTTTTAGCAGCAAAAGTTATCGAAGTTGTCGTCGTTCCGAAACTTTTATATACGAAGGCTATACTGACTTAAAATAATACACTACAATAAGAAAACTGATAACTTCGATAACTTAGTAACTGAAAAACACGCCGACGGCGGGCGTATTCTCCCTCCATCAACTCTGAAAGGAACTAACTTGTTATACACATTAGAGGATTACCGCGAAAAACGTTGCACATTGGACCAAGTGGGTGCTGAAATCCCCGAAGTGGTTGTCCGCCCATCGAGCGGAACACCCAAAGAGACTGTCAACCTGTTCATGGATGCTTTCCACGAACTGGGTGGGTTGGACGAGCTTGTAAAATTTGGAAGGGCGAACCCAGGAAAGTTCTACGACCAGCTGCTCCGCCTGCTGATTTCAATGGATGCCCCAAAACAGAGTGCCCAAATCAATAGGGACATAGAACAAGTCGCAGATTCTGAGGTGCTTGGAATGTCCAGCACAGAGCTCAAGAAACTATTACTGGGTAAATAGGACTGGTCTTTCGCCTACTAGGCCTAGTACCATGTGCTAGGTGCCTAGTAC